AAATGCGATGTGGATTATGAATAAGGCTGTATTTGCTGAGCTTCGCAAAGCAAAGGACGGCAACGGAAATTATTACTTAGCTTACGGAAAAGGCATAACATCGGGCTTTGAGTGGCAGTTTTTAGGCAAGCCAGTTTATGTTTCAGAAAATATGCCAGAACCTACAACAGCGGGCAATATTTCTGTTCTTTATGGAGATTTTGCAGGTATGGCAATGAAAATATCTCAAAACTTGGAAATTCAACTCATGCGCGAAAAATATATAGACAAAAACGCAATTGGAATAGTCGGTTGGGCTGAATGCGATTCGAAAATTCAAAATCATCAGATGATTGCTGGCCTAAAAATGGCAGCAACCGTGTGATTAGGGGGATTTTTAGATGAGCTATAACACAAAAAATTATTCGGAGAATGGTGACAAGCTGATTATTGGCGGAACTTTAGAAGTCCTAGATGGAGCTAAGTTAAGCGGTTTCCCTGTTGCAGAAAATCAAGCTTTAAGCGCTGCAACAACAATCGCAGATTTAAAGACAGATTTTAATTCTTTGTTGGAAAAATTAAAAGCCGCAGGGCTTATGGAGAGTGATTAAAAAACTTAAAACTTCGTAAAGAAAGGACGCGTGATGATGAATTCAAATTCAGATGCAACTTCGGACGCGAAGTGCCGGCGCGGGCTCCGCGCAGTTAGTGAGATAACTGTTAAAACTTTGGCCAATTACTTGAAACTTGACTACGGAAGTTTAGCCGAGGAAGAAATCTTAGAATTGGCAGCATTTTTGCAAGCTGCAATACGTTTTATTTGCGATTACACCGGGCTTTCTGAGGCTGACCTTGATGAGCATGAAACTTTTATAATCGCAGTTTTTGTGCTGGTGCAAGATATGTACGATAATCGCAGTTTTTACGTTGATAAAAGTCACTTAAACCGCGTGGTTGAGACGATTCTGGGTATGCATTCGGTAAATCTATTGTAAGAGGTGGACTATGGTAATCAATCCAGGAAACTTCGATAAAAAAATTGCGGTGATAAAGTTTGAGACGCACAAGGATTCCGATGGTTTTGAGAAAAAATCCGAAGTTGTTGTTTTGCTGACATGGGCGCAGGTCACAAATGTTAGCGGTACTGAAATTTTGCGTTCTAACTCGGATTTTTCAGAGGTTAAAACGCGCTTTTTAATGCGAACTCCGAAAATAAAGCTGGACAAAGATATGGTCATAAAATTTGACGAAAATGCCTACAACATCGCGTATATCAACGATTACGGCTATGACAAAAAGTACACTGAAATTATTGCAGAGCTGGTGACGAAATAAATATGGCAGACTTCAATTTTAGTTTAGACATTGATTCGATTTTTCCGCAGGGCTTGGATGATGAAAATTTGGCGTTGGATATGGTAAGAGCTGGGCAAGAAGTTATGCAAAAATCGATTCAAAATGCGGCGCAAAAACACGTCAAAACAGGCAGTATGGCAAAGTCTGTAAAGTGCTCGAAACCCATTATCAATAGAGCTGGAGATGCGGTTGGGCGCGTGAAGTTTTATGGCAAAGATAAAAATGGAATGCAGAACTGGTACAAAGGAATTTGGCTTGAATACGGCGCAAAAAATCAGCCAGCACAGCCGTTTGTTAGACCAGCGATAAAGAGTTGCGAAAATAGCATAAGAGCGGCGATGCAGAAGGTTTTGGGCGAAAAATTAAAACCTTAAAAATCATGCTCAAAACGCAGGTGATGTGATTTTATTTCACAAAAAGATTAAGGTGCGAATTGAAGGTTCTTTTGCCTTCTTTTCTTCCTTAAAGAAAAGAAGGGGTGATTTTATAAATATTAATCCGATAATTGAGGAAGCGTTTTCTGACTTTGAAGTTAACAAAAAGCGCATTCCTATCGCGTTTTTGAGCTATACAGGCAAAGCTGACACATACTTAATCTACTATACTTGGTATGAGCAACCAGAAAATTTTTTCGATGATGAGTACCACACCGAAGTTGCTTATGGTACGATTGATATTTTCTCAAAGGGAAATTTCAAAGATGTTTTGAAAGAAGTAAAAAAAGTTTTAAAGAAAAATAACTTCACTTGGACGAACAATGGCCCAGAAACGTTTGACCGTGAGATTGGCTATTACCACGTCCCGGTGAATTTTTGCGCGTGTTCGCGCTGAACAATTCGCGTTCAAAATTTGCAGATAACTCAGAAAACAAATTGCTCGCGATGATAAATACTATGATATATGAAGGAGACGAAAATTATATGGCAGGAATTGGATTAAAGCGTTTCAAATACGCAAAATTAAATGACGATGGAAAAACGTATGGACAGGTAAAAACACTTTCAGGTGCGATTGAGTGCAAGGTAACACTCGATTTAGCGGAGGCGACTTTGTATTGCGACGACGCCTTAAAAGAGCAAGTTTCAATGTTTAAAAGCGGCACACTAACCGCAGGAATCGATGAAGACGATGACGCAATTTTTGCAGAGTTGCTGGGCAAAACAGTTGATGAGGAAACTGGTGTTGTGACTTCCAATGTAAGCGATGAACCGATTTACGTTGGGTTCGGGCATATTGTCCCGAAAATGGTTAACGGTGCGAAAAAGTATAAAGTAGAATTTTTTCCGAAAATGAAATTTAAGCCATTTATAGTAGATGCGAAAACAAAAGGTGATAATCTTGAATTTACGACGCCGTCGGTGGAAGCGACGATTTTTGAGAACGAAGATGGAGATTGGGAAAAGCATAAGGTTTATGACACTGAAAGTGAAGCAAACACTGCGCTAGATGGCTTCTTTGTGCAGTCGCAAGAATAGGGGGCCACAAAAAGTTGGTAGCTCGCAAGGAGGCGTAAAAACGGCGCGTTTACAAGCCGTTAGCCAACTCGAGCGTGACTTTTTGTGGAGAGGAGGAACAGTGAAATTTGTGAGCTTTTGCCTTTTAAGGCAAAACGAAAAAAATGAAACTTGTGACGATGGACAGGGGAGTGATAGTTTTTGATAGATAAAATCAATTATTTAGAGACTAAAACTGAAAAGTTCCCATTTGTTTTTACACTAAATGTAATGGAATCAATACAAGAAAAATACGGAACAATTGAGGCATGGTCAAACTTAATTCAGCGTGACGGAGAGCCAGATATTAAAGCTTTGAAATTCTTTATTACGGAAGCTATCAATGAAGGTCTAGAAATTGAAGCTGAGAAAACAGGAAAGAAAATTACACCAATAACAGCAAAAAAAGCTGGCCGAATCTTAACTGAAATTGGCCTTTCTGGTACAGCTGGCAAGATTATGCAGGCTATATCTGAAAGTGTGGAAGTGGATGAAAAAGCAAAAAACGCAAACAGCCCGCAAAAAGCTTAAATGCGGGCGAAAATGCATCAAATGTTGTTCCGGTGGAGTTTTCTTGGATTTTATTTGTAGGAACAAAAATGCTTGGATTTACGGAAAAAGAAGTTGGTCACATGACACTGAAAAAGTGGAGCCTTTTATATAAGCATTTTAGAGCATATCACAACTTTTGTACTCAGCAGCAGCTATTTAAGGACGAAAATAGTCACTTAAAAGATAACGATGAGTGGCTACCGGATTAAAAACGGTTTGACTTAATAGTAATAAAAAGATATAATATAAATATAATATTACTATAAGGAGATTGATGCTATGAATATAAAACCTTCTGCTAATATTCGCCAAAACTATAACGAAATCGCAGAGCTGTGTAAAAAAACAGGTGAACCCGTCTATTTAACTAAAAATGGTGAAGGTGATTTAGTCGTCATGGATATAAATGCATTTTCTCGTAGAGAGAAAATGCTAAAATTAAGAGAAGAACTTATATCCGTAGAAGAAGAACGGTTGGCGGGCGGAGTTGACTTTTCTATTGAAGAACTCGAAAATAGTCTTGATAATATTTTGAACGAGGTGTCCAAAATTGACAGTAAAGCGATATAAGATAGTCATCTCACAGCGAGCAAAATCAGAAATAGAAAACCATATAAATTTTTTGGCTCGTGTTAATATTGAAGCTGCGAAATCATTAAAATCAAATATTATAAAAGATATAAAATCGCTAGAGTTTATGCCTCAAAGAAATAGTTTTTTAATTAATGAGTTTATTTCAGCTAATAAGTATCACAGAATGTTGTGCCAAAAAAGATATTTATTGTTATATCAAATAAAAGATGATACAGTTTATTTAGATCTTGTTATTGATTGCAGACAAGATTACAGTTGGCTTATTAGCAACTGCTAAGCATTTCAGGAATGGAATGCTTATTTTTATTTCATCGGAGGTGGAAGTATGGCAGGTTCAAACACATTCGGAGGGACGATAAAACTTGAGGGAGAAAAAGCGTATAGAGAAGCAGTTAAGCAAATAAATTCAAATCTTCGGGTTTTAGCTTCGGAAATGGGAAAAGTGACGGCAGAGTTTACTAAAAATGATAAGTCTACAACAGCCCTCACCTCTCGAAATAAAATTCTAAATGAGCAAATTGAAAAGCAAAAAGAGAAAATTTCTGTTTTGAAAAATGCACTTGCACAGTCCAGTGAAAAATACGGTGAGAATGACAAGAAAACTAACAGCTGGAAAGTTTCATTAAACAAAGCAGAAACTGAACTTTCAAGAATGGAAAGCAGTTTAAAAGACGTAAACGCTCAAATGGAAAAATCAAAAACTCCGCTTGATAAGCTAAATGCTGAGCTGTCAAATCAGGGTGAAAAGCTAAAATCGTTGCAGATTGAGTATAAAAACGTTGTACTCAGTCAAGGCAAAAATAGCACTGAAGCAAAAAATTTAGCCTCACAAATAAAGTCTTTAAACAACGACATTCGGGACAATAAAGACAAGTTAAACGCGGCCGAAAAGGCCACAGAACAGCTTGGCGACGAGATGAATAACACCAAAAATCAAACATCCAAGCTGAGTGAAGGGTTTACTGTCATGAAGGGCGTAATTGCAAATTTGGCAAGCGATGCTGTTCGGATGCTTGGACGAAATTTAGCTAGTGCAGTAAAATCTGTTGTCTCAGGTGGAATTGAATTTGAAAGCGCATTTGCAGGTGTTCGTAAGACCGTCAACGCAACGGATGAGGAATTTGAGCAATTTGAATCAGGATTGCGCTCTATGTCAACACAGATGCCAATAACAGCATCGGAACTTTCAGCAATTACTGAAGCCGCAGGGCAACTTGGTATCAAAAACGAAAATCTTCTCTCTTTTACAGAAACTATGGCGAATCTCGGTGTTGCCACAAACATGAGCTCAGATGAGGCCGCAACTGCTCTTGCTCGGCTTGCAAATATCACTGGAATGAACCAGGAAAATTTTGATAGACTGGGGTCCTCAATAGTTGCACTTGGAAACAACTTTGCAACTACGGAGTCTGAGGTTACGCAGATGGCTCTAAATATCTCAGCCGCAGGGTCACAAGTTGGAATGACTGAGGCTGACATTTTGGGAGTTGCAGCAGCTTTGTCTTCACTTGGACTAGAGGCCCAGGGCGGCGGCACGGCGATTTCTCGGGCGATAATAATGATGGCTAACGCCTGTGAAACAGGTAGCTCTGAGCTTGAATATTTTGCAAAAGCTGCGGGAATGTCAACGGCGGAGTTTCAGAAATATTTTGCTGAAGATGCAACAGGCGCTTTAACTGCCTTTATTTCCGGTCTTGGCAACCTTCAGGATGAAAGCGCTCTACAATTTCTTGATGAAATGGGAATCAGCGAAACACGGCTTCGTGACGCGCTTTTGAGAGCTTCAAACGCAAACGATTTATTCACAAATGCAATAAAAACTTCAAATGAGGCTTGGAGTGAAAATACAGCCCTCACGAACGAAGCTCAGCAGCGATATGCAACCACCGAGAGCAAAGTGCAAATCCTTAAAAATACATTTTCAGAAATGGGTCTCACACTTTACGATAAAGTCCAGGAACCGCTCCAAAATGCGGCTTCAAAGCTAACTGAATTTTTTCAGAAGGCCAGTGAATCCGGTGCTTTAAAGGATGCTCTTGATAAGTTATCAGGGAGCGCAGGGACGCTAATTGAAGGAATCAGTGAAATGGTCGTGAATCTATTGCCGCCTTTAATGGATCTGATTTCTTGGATGATTGACAATTCGGGACTGTTATCAGTTGCACTAGGTGGCATTGTAGCTGCAATGCTTGCGATTAAAGCTGTAAATTTTGTAAGCGAAATCGGGGATGCAATCTCACATATGAAAAATTTCGGAGGTAAAATTCTAGAAGTTGCATCAAACCTTGATTTCATGCGAATTAAAGAAGTGGCTTTGTCGGTCGCACAGGGAGCAGTTACGGCGGCACAATGGCTGATGAATGCTGCAATGAGTGCAAATCCGATTGGTCTGATTATCGCTGCGATAGGAGCGCTTGTGGGCGCGTTTATTCTTTTATGGAATAATTCTGAAGATTTTCGCAACTTTTGGCTTGGCTTGTGGGAAAACGTTCAGGCGGCATTTTCTGCGGCTTGGGAGGCAATTTTAAATTTCTTCACTGCGACGATTCCGGAAGCGTGGAATTCTTTTGTCGCATTTTTCACCGAAACAATTCCAAATTTTGTTGCAAATATAGGCGACTGGTTTGGAAAATTGCCGAAACTTCTTAATGCTGTTCTAAAGCTCGCGCTTGAACAAATTATTCAGTGGGGCGCCGATTTGTGGAACTTTGCCTCAACTGAAGTGCCCAAATTTGTCAGCCAAGTGATAACCTTTTTTTCAGAGCTGCCAGGCAAAATTTGGACTTGGCTTTGTGATGCGGCAAATAAAGTTGGAATATTTTTTGCAAACCTCATCAGTACTGGCATTTCTAAGGCCAGCGAGTTTGTGAGTTCAGTTATTAATTTTATAAAAGAACTCCCAAATAAAATTTGGAATGGAATTGTTGGGGCAGTCTCAGCTGTTGTTAATTGGGGAGGTCAACTGCTTTCAGCCGGAATAAACGCTGCGCAAAATTTAGTGTCAGGCATTTGGAACACGGTTTGCGAGTTGCCGGGTAAAATGTTGAATATCGGCGGCGACTTGGTTCGCGGTCTTTGGAATGGAATTTCAAATGTTACGGGCTGGGTTTTAGATAAAATTAAAGGTTTTGGAAACTCCATTTTAAACGGCATCAAAAGCTTTTTCGGAATTGCATCGCCATCAAAATTGTTTGAAGAGCAAATCGGCAAAAACTTGGCGCTTGGCGTTGGAAAAGGATTTGAAAACTCAATGAAAAACGTCTCAAAGCAGATGCAAAATTCGATTCCAACCGACTTTGAAATTGATATGAACGCGGCGATAAATTATGTGAATTCGGGTGCAAATTTTGAGAGCAATAGTTTAAAAAATAAGCCTTTAAATGGCTTAAGCACGGAGTTTTCTGTAATCTATCAGAAAGAAACTGAAGTGCTTGAACGTTTGCTGGATGAAACACATGAGCTTAATGGCAGCTTGTGCGAAAAAATCGTAAAAGCGCTCGTAGATGGAGTAAGTTTGAGATTTAATGACCACGAAATAGCAAGGCTGGTAAGGCGTTATGCGTGACGGGGGTGAAAAATTTTTTGGTTTTAAAATATATGAATCATCTTGGTGAGACGATAAAGTTTGATGGGAAAAATTATTTTTCAAACTCATATAAAATGCGCGATTACACTTGGAATTATGAGAGCGATTTTAATAAAATTAAAAGCTTTAATTTGTCAAATGTGTCAACAAAAACATTATCAGTTTCGATTCATACCAGAAGTCAAAGTAAAGGTTTTGAGCTTTTTAATTCTTTTTTCGAAATATTTGAAAAGGATGTTTTAGCAAAAAGGCCAGGGAAATTTTATCTTGGCGACTATTATTATACTTGTTACGTGATTTCAAGTGTGAAGGAAGATTTTCTTGCCGCACAAAATTTGCTGACATTAGAACTGACAATAATTTCAGATACGAATAATTGGGTTTGTGAGAAAACATATAGTTTTGTGAAAAATCAGCCAGTTTCCGGGCACGGATATATTTATGGATATCCATACCAGTACTCTTCAGGAGCACTCAAAAGCTTTTTAAATGACGCGTTGATTGGGTACAATTTCAAATTAATAATTTATGGCCCAGTAATAAATCCAGCGTTGTACATCGGTGGCCATATGTACGCAGTGAATGTTCCGGTCGAAGTCGACGAATATTTGGAAATTAATTGCCGAGAGAAAATCATAGAAACTGTGCAATCCGACGGCAAACGAACAAGTGTGATAAATTATAGAAACCGTGAAAATTATATTTTTCAAAAGATTCCATCAGGGGTAGTTGCGGTAACGTGGAATAATGATTTTGGGTTTGATTTAACGCTTTTTGACGAGCGCAGTGAACCAAAGTGGAGCGCCAGTTAATCGCATTTTTGCGGTGAAAACTGCTTAGATTGTTGTACAGCGCGGAGCAAAAAAACACAGCATGAGCACGCCTGTGCGAGTGCGCGTTGAGGTCTGGGGAATTTATTCCCCAGTGCGGTCCAGCGGCAGCGCTGGAATAAATTAATGAAGACTGAACTGAAAGGGTGAAACTTTGATGGACTTAATTTATACAGACGAAAATCGGATTGATATTGGGATTTTGAAAGATTACGAGCTTGATTTCGAGATTGGCTCGGAAAATAACTTTCAAATTACAACAAGTACAGAAAACAACGTGATTCCGATGGGAGGATATTTCTATTTTGAAAATACGGAATATGGTGGAAAAATTACAACTTTGAAGATTGATACCACGCAAAACCGGTTGTATTATGGGGGCAGAACGTTCTATGGAATGCTCTGCGATAAAGTAATTTGCCCAGATTCCGGCGAAGATTATTACATAGTGAGCGGCGATGCAAATGCGATTATCTCGGAGCTTATCGATAGATTGGGGCTGAAAGAATTGTTTATTGCATCGAGTGAAAAATCAGGACTTAATTTTCTGAATTATAAATTTGATAGATACATAGATTGCTATTTTGGGCTTGTTAAAATGCTGAAAACGAAAAATGTAAAATTAAAAGCAATGTTCAAAGACAAAAGCGTAATGCTGACTGTAGAGCCAATTATTGATTACTCGAATGAAGAATTTTCGAGCGATTTAATAAATTTTATAATTGAGAAAAATGATGCACCAGTAAACCATTTGATTTGTCTGGGGCAAGGCAACTTGTCCGAGCGTACGGTGATAGATCTTTATATAGATGAAAACGGAAAAATTTCACAAAATCCGCATTATGTGGGGCTTAATGAAATTTCGGAAGTTTATGATTATTCGAATGTAGAAAGTAATGATGAATTATTAAAATCAGGAACAGACAAGCTTTTGGAGTATCAAAACTCTGATAATATCGAGATTACGATTGAAAATTCCGAAAAAGATGTCGGCGACATTGTTGGAGGAGAGGAGGTCGTGACTGGCCTTAAAATATCGGGCGAAATTACGAAAAAAATTGTAAAGATTCGGAATAATGAGGCGCCGAAATTTGTTTACGAAGTGGGCAACAGAACTGTTATGTAGCGAAAAGGAAGGAGGATTTAGTATGGCAGTAAAATTGATAACAGGCCTGAAAGAAGCACAGGACATTCAGTCAGAAGACGATGGAGCAAGAATTTATGGTACGATTTCGAGCGAAGACCGAGTTTTAGATGTCGGAGAAAAGTTTGCATATCAGATAATTACCAATAACTGTGTGCGTATAAAATCCGGAGAAATATTGATGCAAGGCCGTCATATACGTCAAACACGGGGAACTTACACAGATTTGGTAATTGACAACGGAACACAAGGGCAAAATCGCAATGATTTGATAGTTATGAGGTACACAAAAAAGAGTGATAACAATATTGAAAATGCCGAATTTGCGGTTATTAAGGGTGTCCCTGCAGCATTAGCAGTTGACCCAGGACTTACAACTGGAAACATTTATGAAGGCTGCCTTATTCATGAAATGGCGCTGTACCGAGTATCAATAAGTGGATTAAGCATAACATCAGTAACGAGGTTGTTTAAAACATTAGAAAATTTAGAAAATCGAGTGACACCTATAGCAAAAGGCGGAACTGGAGCCACTACTGCAAGTGGAGCGTTAACTAATTTAGGAATTACAGCAACAGCGACAGAACTTAACTATGTAGACGGAGTAACTAGTAATATTCAAACACAATTAAATGAGAAAGCTAATTATGAAACAAAAAGCAGCACTGATTTTAATTCAATGACGACGCCAGGTCTTTATACAATGCGAAATAGCTCTACGAATGCTCCGACCTTTGGTAATTTTCACAGTTTAATAGTAAATAAATCTGATAATGGAAATTATGTGCAACAAATAGCAATCAAAGAAGGTACAACAGATATGTATCTTCGAGAGTTATCAGGTGGAGCGTGGAGTAATTGGGCAAAGGTTGGCTTAGTAGCTGACTACTTTGCAACAATATCAACAAATTGGACAGGAATCAGCGCACCATATACTCAAACGATTACCGTAACTGGACTTACTAACATGGATACGCCAATCGTAGATGTGGTTTTAAGTTCAACAACAAGCACGGCATTAAGTCAACTGGAAGCCTGGAATTGCGTTTCAAAAATAGAAACTGGCACTAATCAAATTACTGTCACTTGCCTAGAGGATAAGCCAACAATTGCGATTCCAATACAATTAAAGGTGGTGAGGTAATGGGAAATGCGATTATTTCAAAACACAGTGGCGGATATGCGACCGTTAAATTTGAGAATTATAACGATGATGCGTTGATAGAAAGGGTTTTAGAATCGTCTTTTACATCATATTTAAGTAACTCAAAGGATTCATTAGCGGCAGCAACAGTCGGCAATTATGCTTTGTTTGCAGGTGGCAAATATTATGGCTCTAGTTATACTTATCCTACCACTGTGGATACATATAATGATAGTTTAACAAAAAGCACCGCAACATCTTTAGGTACTGGAAGAGAAGGATTAGCCGCAACAACAGTCGGAAATTATGCCTTATTTGGAGGTGGATATCAACATAGTGGCAGTTACTATTCTACTGTAGACACTTATACTAGCAGTTTAACGAAAAGCACCGCAACATCTTTGAGTACAGCAAGGCATGAGCTAGCTGCAACAACAGTCGGAAGTTATGCTTTATTCGGAGGCGGTTATGAAAGTTCTAGCCGGTCTAGTAGAGTGGACACCTATACTAGCGGTTTAACGAAAAGCACGGCAACATCTTTAAATACAGCAAGGTATGGGCTAGCTGCAACAGCAGTTGGCAATTATGCCTTATTTGGAGGTGGGGATATTTCTTCTTCCCCTTATGTAACTGCCACAGTAGACGCTTATACCAGCAATTTAGTGAGGAGCACGGCAACATCTTTAAGCTGGGCAAGGTCATCTTTAGCGGCAACAACAGTGGGCAATTATGCTATTTTTGCAGGAGGCTATGTTTCTGGGTCTACTTCCAGTGGAGGAGAAGATGTCTATAACAGCAGTTTAACAAGAAGTACACCTATAACAAGTCTAGGTGTTGGTGGAAAAGGTATTGCTGCAACAGCAGTCGGGAACTATGCGTTATTCGCTAACGGCAGCAGTGTTGGCGCATATGACAACAATTTAGTAAAAATTAACGTACCGAATTTAAGGCAGCAAAGAAGTGATTTAGCCGCAACAACAGTTGGAAGTTATGCGTTATTTGGCGGCGGAGAGAATGGATCTACTGATTATAACACAGTGGATGCATACGAAACTTTAGCAGAAATTTCTGTCTACAAAGGCTCAAAATATAAATTTCAAAATATGGCGGAAGAAGCAACCGTTACATCAAACATAGAAGTTATATCCATACCGACCCCAGCGACAGGCTATATCAAATTTAAAAATTCAACTATTTTTTAGGAGGCTTTAATTATGATAAAAATTGAAAAATACACAGGTAACAAAACGTATATGTACCCAAATGGAGCATTAGCAACTCCAGAT